AAACATTCTTTTTATCCTTCGGAATCACTGATGTTGTTGTTATATTGACGTTACCAGTTTCCGGATCATGTTCAACATGATGTGCATGAAATTCAACGTCAGGGTGTTTGCTTTTCAATTTGAGGAACTCACTCAAATTATCAGGATGATCGTCATAAAGGTGCACTTTCTTTAAACCATTTTCCTGAATCGCCTGACTGACAATAGCAGCCTTGGCTTGTGGCGATCTCATACCAACCATATTACCAGCACGACGAACATGAATTTGACCTGGATCAATACCATATTTTTTCATATGATGGGCAAACGCATCTTTATCATCAAAGTCGGAACGAGCCGTTAAAATTTCAGCTTTACCACCGTTCTTATGTATGCCTTTTAATTTGGCAATCATTTTACGAATTGGCTTTGAAGATTCACCAAATATCCTTGATGATCTAAACTCACTGAAATCATAAGCATGACCAGGAGGTAACTGATGTCTATTGAACTCAGAACTGGTTAAAGTTCGAACTCTTCTATTACTCTGATCATGAACGTGAACTCTTAACTTAGAGTTATCATGATGGAACAATGTATCATCAAGATCGAAATAATGTCGACTATCATTAGATGCGACACTTTCGACTATATTAAAATCAAAAGATTTAAATGAGATCATGTTACTTCCCTAACTTTTTCATTGCTAGTCTACGAATTTCCATATCCGGATGAGTTAATGCTATTTGATGATGAGTGGCATTTGCCTCTGGATGATTTAATAATACTCTGGCCAATTGTGTTGATGGGTTATTACCCATAGCAGCGGTAATATCTTTAGCTTTATAATGATTCAATGGAACATAAGCGCCTCTGGAACCTATTTTGCTCAATCTACCTGCAGAATTGATATCATTTTTATTTTTAGAAAGAGCATATTCGATATGCTCTGCTGTTGCATTAGGATGTACCATAGCTTCTCCACGAACGTTTGCATCTTTATCATTTAATGCTTTATAGATATTGTCAGAAGAAGCGTTTTCATTCATAATAGCAGCTAATCTAACGTCTGCATTTTTGTCATCTAATGCTTTATGTATATTATCAGAAGAGGCATTTCTATTATAAACTGCGTTATATCGAACGTCTGAATTTTTATCATCTAATGCATTATGAATTTGTTCTGTCGTAACTTTACGATGTTTTATAGCGCTAGCTCTAGTAACATAATTTGTATCTTGCAATGCTTCTTTAATATTATCTTCTGATGCATTAGGATGTTGAATAGCATAACTTTTAAGGGTTGAATTTTTTGTTTTTAATATATCACTGATATGATCCGAATTTAAATTAGGATGTTCAACTACTGCCTGCGCCACAATTTGATCGCCGTAATCACCTTTAGTTTTATCTTTTAATAATCTACTAATTTGTTCCGAAGTTAAATTAGGATTTTTAGCCACAGCCAATTTAGCTCTTGGATTTGGATGATCTACAATATAATCAATTTGTTTTGCAGATGCATTACGATGTTGTATTGCGGCTGTAACAACAGGACCATCATCATCTTCTAAAGCTGTGGCAATATGTTCTTGATTCGCACCAACATGTGTAATAGCAGCCAATCTGACATTTTTATCTTTATCTTTAAGACCTCTTGATATATGATCTGCGGTAACACCCTCTTGATTTGGATCAAAAGCTTTTGCTCTAGTTATTGAATTTTTAGAATTTAACAATGGGTCAGGTGATGATGCGATAATATTTTTTTTATCATCATCATATAATTCTGAATTTTTATTGTATACTGTATTTGGATCTGCAGGAAAATTCTTTTCTGCCCATTTTCTAACTGTATCTCCAAATATATTATCCGAAGTACCATATGTTTTTTCTTCGGGCCTCAAAATAGTTGGGTTTTTTGGATCTTCAGGTTCGAATGGTTTAAGAGCAATTCTTGATATTGGATTTTTAGCCTCTGGGTCATCAGCATGACAAAGATATGCAACATGAGTTCCATGCTGTACATCAGCTTTAAGATAATGACTGTGTATACCAGCGTCAGAAAAATCACCATCTCCTACTTCACCTTTTTGCCCCAAAGCCATGCATGATTTCCAACCTTGATTTGTCGACATACCAGCAATATCATGTGGATGGCGTGAAATAACTACATGTAAACCACCGCTACCAACTCTAGATGCGCTTCTGGCAGGATCGTTTTGATATGTTTTCATAAGATCTGGAGATGCACCAGTTTTCTGAAGTACACCACCAATTTTTAAAGATCTATTTGGGTATTTGGGATCCTGTACAAGTCCTGCTTTATAATCGGATATTTTATACCCATTATTTTCAAGATGTTGCTGAACATCCGGATGAGGAACTGCAGGTTCAGAATCACCACCGCCCAATGGTATTGAAATTCTATCTTGTCCTGGGGGAATTACATGACTTGATATTTGCTGTACACGATCTGTCGTTTTCCATTTATCAACAGCAGCTTTTTGCGCATCATTCAATTCTTCTGTTATGTCACCATAACTTGATGGGACATAATTTATAATACAGAAAGCATTGAATGATAACATGAAAAATCTCCGAATAATTTTAAGTATTTATCTAAACTTAAACCATAAAAAAAGGGCGAGCCTTTTCAGACTCGCCCTATAACGATAAAATATGGTTGGGTGGAACCCCACCATTTACTCCCAACTATTCCGTGTCTCCTGGACTCGTGCCTCTTGCGACTGTGCGCAATACATATTTTAATCGTGTATATTATTTAGTCAGCTGTTCAACTTTTTCAGTATAAAAAATTCTTTTTTAGAATAAAAGATGGAGAAAATCCATCAAAAGCGCCACCTAAATTTAGGAAACGTAGCTGTTCTTTTGCCTCTTGACGAGTGTTATACTGATCAATGACCTGATCAGTTTTAGTTTCAATGACCAAAAACTTCTTATCTTTTTCGACAATTTTATAATTCATAAAGCCTCCAAACGACTTCCAACAAAACGCAATTCATTTTGATAATCTCGATTTTGATCACGAAGAATCGTGAGCTCTTGATTTTGCAGTTCAATAACATTCATACAAAGTTTAAACAAATAAGTAGGATTAATCAAGCTTTCTCCCAGTTGATTGTCAACCAGTCGAATGTGATCCTGGCACATATAATTTTGAAGATGAACCATTAGCGTCTCGTTATCAATTTCACGCTTCATTAAGAGCTCCTATCCAAAAACATATTATACCCCAGTTGATAACAAAAGTCAACAACTATTTTCACTTGAAGCCCTCAAACTTTCCTTTATCAAACTTCTTGCGTGGCATATTACGTTCCATATCTTCAGACATGAACTTTCCCTTATCCATCACAGGCTTGTCGTCCATAAGCTCATCCTGTGCTGATTGTTCTACATCGTAAAGCCGCATCTTGCTGCGATCCACACCAACAACAAAGCGACGATGAAGCCCTGGATCATTATAGCGGTTCTTGAGCTGCTTAACCATAATTTGATTGAGTTCTTCCAGTTCTTCGGACGTGACGAGTGCAAACATAAAATCAGCTGTGGCCGGGAGTCCAAAGGATTCTGCTGTATCTTCCAGTCCCACGTCGCTGTTCGAATATCCGCTTCGAGTTGTTTGAGTCGCAGAGACGACAGGAACATTGAACTCCACTGCAAGTCCTCGTAGTTCTTCTGCGATCGTTTTGACAAGGGTATAAGAATTGACTCCGGCTCCATGTTTTAACCTCGATGACATACAAATGTTCAGGTAATCAATATATATGATGTCCGGAACGAAATTCTTCTTGAGCTTTAACTCATTTAGAAGATGGCGAAAGTTTGCCGACCCAGCGCATGTGGTCGGATATTCCTTGATAATAATTTTACCAGTAGTTTTGCTACGGATACGAGCAACCTTATTATCATACATTTCCTTGGGCATACTAATAAGCTCTTGTACCGGAGTATTAAGCAAATTAGCATCAATACGTTCTGCGATCTTTTCTTCGGCCATTTCTAGCGTAATATAAAGAACATTCAGACCAGCTGTCATATTAGCAGCAGCACAGTGACACATAAAGAGAGACTTACCAACACCAGTACCGGCAAGAGCGATATTCAATGTCTTTTTAGGCAAGCCGCCCTGTGTGATCTTATTCATATATTCAATATCAAAAGGAACACGTGATTCCTTCATATGATAAAACTCAAAACGAGCCTCGGAATCTTCAAGAAAGTCATGGCCGATATGTGTATCAAAAGATACACCAAGAGCGTCGCTTAGGATTTGAGGAATACCACCCTTGGAGGTTTTACCAGTTTTATCATCAAGGATTTGAATTGATGACATGATAGCATTATAGACTGCTTTTTCCTGACAAAACTTTTCAGTTTGATCAAGCAACCACTCGATCTTAGTATCTTCATCGCGATCAAATTTAGAAATAGTATCTGCAATATTTCTAAAACTCTCCTCGCCCAAACCACTCTTATTAGTTAGGTCAATGACCATAGCTTCCTTAGATGGGAATGCATTATATTTCTTTACGTATTCGCTGATGAGTTCGAAAACGACTTTATCACAATAGTCCGTGAAATATTCTTCCTTAAGAAAGGGAATAACTTTACGGCCATAATCTTCATTGTACAATAGATTGCTAAAAATGGTCCGTTCGATTGCCATGCTATTTCCCTCATCAAATAGATTTTTCTAATACGTATTCCTGTGCTGCCAGTTCTGCTTCCTTTATTGAACACTCGGCCAATATTCTAGAATTAGTATACTCTTTATCATAGTAGTAGTCAAGGGCGAAAATATCGCCATTGCCAATTTCAACAATATCCACTTGCTTTCGTAGGTCGTCAGAGTAGAAAGTGGAGATTACCTTAGTCTTCATCATCTTTTTCCATAATCGAGCCCATGGCCATCTTATACTTGCTCTCGATATACTGAGCAAAGTCAGTGTTCTTGAACATATCCATCCAAAATTCCTTATTGTCAATGATTTCAGAGGCACGCTTGCTTGGCTGGCGAACTTCACCAGTCGCCTTATCAACAGTCGCATACCAACCAACCTTTGGCTTGACGATATACTGACCTTCAAGCGCCACATCCAGAAGGCCTGACCAACGATTAATGCCACCATCGAACGAAACTGTAATCGGAATCTTTGACTTTTCCTTTACATAACGAGACTTCTCGACGTTGATAACGAAATGGTAACCAGCGATTTCAGCGCCGTCCTTATCTTGTTGGCGACCAAGAATCCAGATATTATCAGCGCCATAATAAGCACCAGTACCACCACCGACGATAGCCTTGGGGAACATACCAATTTCCATGTAAGTATGGTTGATCGCAACCATTGGAATATCTTTAAGTGAAAGATGTGGAGTGATCATACGGAACAGAGACTTAAGTTGCTTGGCACGAGTCATATCCGCAACTGACTTCTCATTCAGCGCATCTTCAACTTCCTTTTTCGAAGCCAAGTTACCAATCGAGTCGACCAAAATCATAATATGATCACCACGATCGATATTCTTTAGCTGTGTCATGATATCAAACTTGAGTTCTTCAACGTCAGTGATTGGTGTATGAATTACTTGATCAAGATCAATACCAAACGTAGTAAAATATGACTGAGGTGTACCAAATTCCGAGTCATAGAAAAGGATTACGCCGTCCTTATACTTCTTAAGGAATGCAGCCGCCAGAAGGAGAGAGAAACCCGACTTGAAGTGCTTCGATGGACCAGCCAACATAGTAAGACCGGGAGTGATACCACCATCAACTGAACCAGACAACGCAACGTTAATCATCGGAACTGAAGTAGGAATCATATCTTTCTTGGTAAAAATCTTGCTGTCAGTGAGACTTGCAGTGAGATCGATAGTGCTATTCTTGATAAGCTTTTCCTTAAGTGACATTTTATTTCCTATTCTACAAGAGTGTTAATTTTAGCGATCATAGCATCAATAGACTTTATTCTATTGGGCCACTTAATCATTTCTTTATCTGGATTCTTTTTTAAATTATTAAGAAGTGGCATGATCATATCACGAAGCTGAATTAGCTTTTCACGTGATGTATCTGTTACCAATTCATCTTCATTTGCAAACGTAAATCCGAAATCGTGTTCTTCATTTTTCATATTTTTCATCTTAATAATTCCTTCAAGATCTAACATATTTTTACTCTTTGAACGCTTTTTTTCTTTTACAGGCAATAGCTGAGTGAAGTCGTCATTGTAATTCATGAGAAAAAATCCTCCAATGTTGCTAGTTGTTCAATTTTCCAATCAATACAATCCGCAATTGAACGAAGTGGTTCAAGATAAGACTTATTGAACTGGGTATCTCGATCAATATATGAATCTAAACCAAATTCTTTTGGTAGAGTATCTATTGCGGCGATAACAGTTTCATTGATAGGATTAGGTGTTTTCAAGTAAACAAACTTAATCTTATCGCCATCTTGAATTGGTGCAAGGTTGCCAATACCATGACGCTTGATCAAATGATTATATAGAAGAACTCCACGAACCTGAATAGGAGTTCCCTTACCATAGATACTATTTTTATCTGAATATTTACTTATACCTTTAACACCACGGGGAAAGGCAACATCTTCAAAAGGAAGTGACATAAACTCTTCGCGAAATTTCTCGTTAAACTTGATAAGATCGCTTTCATTTTGATTCATAATAATAGTCAGAGCCTGTTTAATTTTTTCACGACAAACATGCGGAGTTGATGAACGAACTGCCTCGATACCCTGAATCTTCAGCTTTGGCTTATCATACTGCACACCTTCAACGTTCCAGGCATTAAGAATATACATTTTCTTCGCTTTCCAAATACCTTTATTGGCAATGGTTTCACGTTTCATTTGCATTTTCTGCTGATATACATTCATCATATCTGCCAGCTCATCATAACAACTGTTGATATAATCTTGTATTTTACTCTCACAAAACTTATCAATTAAATTAACAGCGTCGAGTTCATTAGAGCCATCAGGTATAAGCTTTTCAAAAGTCACATAAATCGAATCTGTATCTGCTGCGATAACATAATCAATATCAGTTGTTTTACATACCTTATTCATAAAGATATTCATTTTTTTTTCAATCCAACGAATGGAAAGCTGCCCAGACATAGTAATCGCCTCGGCATTATTGAAATTGAACCAACGGAAATACCTATTGCCAAGTGCACCGTAAGCCGAGTTCAATTGAATTTTACGAGCCATTTGCATATTATGGTATCGTGCAATAAGCATTTCGTCGTCTTTGCTTTTGGTAAGCTCATAACGCTGCTTTGCCTCGATCATCTTTTTCTTATAGACAACTCGATCGTTATAAAGCTTTTCCATAAGAGCTGGGAGAAACCCTTGCTTATCTTTCCGATAAGTGCAACCATTGGCGGCGTACGCTACCGAACTGTCACGATATTCCCAGTGACCTTCTAACAAATAATCAATACTTGGAAACTGAGTTCTACCAACAAGTGTTTCTGGGCTGATATTATATTGCATGATAAGATGAGGATACAGCGAGTTCAAGTCAAAAGAAACAACCCACTTACTCAATCCTGGCTTAACTTCCTTAACATGACCACCGACCAATTCAAACTGCTCTTTCGAGCTTTTAAACTGAGGAATTACGATATTTTGTTCGAGCAGATAATTATGGATAATGACATCCCATGAACGAACCGTAGTCATGGTATCGTTATAGTTTACCTTGGCGTCATATGCCAAAGCCATCACCTGTTCAATGAACTTCATTTTCTCATCAAGTCGTTCAACAAGAACACAATCGAGAATGTTATATTCAATAAACTTCTGATGGTTATTACGGTAAAGCTCAAGCAGAGATCCATACTCGGAATAATCTAACTTTTTCTCACCGAGTTCAATCTGGGCGATATAGTCGAGCTTATAACTCTCCTGATTACCGAAACTGAATTTACGATAAAGTTGGTAGTAATCCATAACTGCGATGCCGGCAGGTGCATAGCTCTGATTTTCTTTACCACGAAACTCGATAGTTTTTTCATCAAGAATACGCCATGGTGAAAGACGTTTGGCCTCTGTAACATTAAACAATTTAACAATACGGTTGACCAAGTATGGGATGTCGAAAAACTCAATATTCCAGCCGGTGATAATATCAAGATCAAGAGCTTCCCAGGCCTGTAGAAACTTCTGAATCAACTCATACTCATCTTTACACTTGACATAATATGTATTTGGATCGGTAGTAAAAAACTCACCACAACCAAATACGTAATTACGTTTCCGAAAACGAACAGTAATCGCAGTCAGAGGCTTATCTGCCTTTTGAATGTCGGGAAATCCTTCGTCAGCAGCACACTCAATATCAATTGTGCCAATGCTAACCTGTGACGGATCATAATTGATGTCGCCCTTAAATGTATCAAAAATATAAAGGTAGGGAAAAGTTGTGAGTCCATAAATCTCCATATTGGAGACATCGGAATAACGCTCAATGAAATCCTTGGCGTCCTTAATGCCATCAAAGTCGAGCTTTGCGACTGGCTTGCCATCAAGAGTACGATACTTACCCTCTGGCTTATGAATAAACATATACGGCTTATATGCCACTACTTCTTTTGTTCGTGTACCCTTATCGAATCCACGAACATAAATTTTGTCACCACGTTGAAATACGTTTGTATAAAAAGCCATAAAGTACTCCTGTATGCGTTCCGGACAAAATGTCGCACAAACGCCAATAATGTATTATACTATGCTCTACTGAAAAGTCAAGTTATTAATATTGTCTATTTGAAACTTTTTCTTGTGTTCTACCATAGGCAGCAATTCCAAGAATAGCACCAAAGGCCATATGAATCAATCCACCATTAGATAGCGAAAGCGATTGCCATGGAACATATGGAAGTTTAGTCATAATAGGAATAAACATCGAAATAACAGGAAAAAGAACAAAATCAACGAAACATATAATCATATAAAGCCAAGCCATTCCTGGACGCCAATATGTTTTCATCCAGTGTTCTTCTTGTTTTCCGAATTCTTTTTCCCATTGTTTAGTTTCTAATTCTATTTTAGCTAGTTGAGCTTCCGAAGATAACTGCTGGGAGGACGATGTAGAAAATCCAGGAAAATTACTATTATACATTGTAGGAATAGAAACAGCTGCACCTTTAGTTGCAGCTGGTATTTGATCCATTGCTGGTTTTGGTACTGGTTCATCGTCGTCTGGGTTAGCTACATTAAATTTAGCCATATCGGTACGATTACCCAAATATTTCTAAAGCTTCAGCATAATGAGCCTGACGATCTGCCAAACCATTAGTTCCGCCGTTGATTTTCTTTGTGACTGTTAGAACATCGCCCTTGTCTGCCCACTGATTTAATTCACGTGAATCCCAAAACCAACCAGCAGACCATGCTGCACCTTCTTCGGTGTTTAACCATACAGTTGCTTCTTCAAGAGAAATTGCCATATCAGCTGCGAAAGCTATATAATTACTTTTGCCTGTAAGCTGAATTAACCCACGACCACAGTAACGATAACCATCGCCAGAAGCTTCATCGCCATTGCCCATGCGACTGCAGTATACACGGTTAGCAATCTTTTCTGGATTTCTAGCATATTCGCTGGTGTCAACACCACGGAAGTATTTCGGAAAAACAACTTTTAATCTATCGGCAGAATAGTTTAAATTTTCTTTAATTGTTCTCAACCCACCTGATTCGTGACCAATTTGGGCAAGGAACATAGAAATTCTTTGTTTATTGTTGATTTGATAAAACTCTAAAACAGCGTTTAGAGGATCAACATATTTCTGAATAATATCTTCATTTGTGTTTTCAAAAAAACTATTTAATTGATCAAAAGTTACCAAAGCCATATTTTTCTCCTATATTAAATTCAGTCATAATATAGAAGAAATTCACAAATTATTTAGGCAATAAGTTAACTTTCAGTGCTATAACAGGTATTTCGAAACGATTAAGGCCAATATCAGCTAGCTCTTTATCGTTCAAAAGCGATAGTTCATGTACAGTTTTATAAAATCTAATAGAACGCATGATGTTATCGAATATATTAAACAAAGTGTTTCTCCAAAGAAAAGAGGGGCTTTCGCCCCTCAGTATTACTTGATATTAACCTTTTGAGGCTTTTGACTTTCAGGAATAATGTTTTCCAAAAATACTCTAAGCATTCCATTGATAAGCTCTGCATTTTGGACCACAACAGTATCGGCCAACTGCATCTTACGTGTAAATGCACGATCGGCAATACCCTTATAAATGTACTGTGTATTAGCAACAGATTCCTGTGCCATATCATCAACAGTAAGTCCACCCTTAATGGTGAGTACACTATTGGCAACTTCAATTTCAAGGTTCTGTTTAGCGAAACCAGCAACAGCCATTTCAATGACGTACTTGTTTTCGTCAACCTTCATAATATTATATGGTGGATATCCGGGAATTGCCTTACAGGCAGCAGCATGAACTCTTGCAAGGTTCTTTGCGATCTTATCAGCACCAACATAATACTTGTCGATGTTAGATGTATTAAATGTAAAAATGTCAGTCATAGTTTTCTCCTATTAAGCGAGTTTTAAATAGCATCCCATTAGGCGATGCATTATTATATAGTCATTGCAGAAACATTTAGTGCAATTTATTTTTCAATCGGTCCTCAGCTTGTACAAAAACTTCGGAGGTGACAGGGTCGTAAAGATATATTGGCGTCATATTAGCCTGTTTATACTCTTCGCCAACAAGAAGCATCTTTTGAAATGTATTAATTTTAGAGCCATCTTCTTTGGCAAAAACTTCAGCGGCATTGCGAACGATGTGTTCCGGAACTACTATGTACGGTGTTTTCATTAATCCCACAAACCTCTGTAATATTTGGCAAAAAGCCTACGACCATTTTCACGACGTTTAGCATCTTTATCCATTGCTTCTCTGTCAACCTTGAATGTATCTTTAGGGCCACGCTTCATAGTAGAGTTGCCATCGTCGTTTTTCTCAAAGTAAATATCATGTTCGCCAGAATAATACTGATTTTCCCAATCTTCATTTGCTTCGGCTTCAAAGGCATATATCATCTCGTCGAGAACCCAATCCCAACGATCATGGACTTTATCATCGGAATTACCGAAATCAGTCTCTTGACCTTTACCGATATGGGGACAATCTTCAGGATAAACGTAGGGAGAGCCGTGCTTGGTATCTCGAAGCTGCTTAAGCATAGGAACAATGATCAAGGCGAGGGTATTATCCATACCCCACGTATCATATTCATCAATTTCAACTCGAATCTCACGTTTCTTCTTAGAGTGAATCCACTCACAGATATCATACACCCAAGTTTCGGCAAGCCAATCGCCAAAACGACTGTGCATTTTGTAATCCCAGCGAGCCATTTTTTGTTCATACTTTTCGTCGCTGCAGTATCCTTTATGGTCAACCCAGAAAAAGATCTTATCAGCAATCTGATAAGGGCCGATCCAGTTTTTGTATGGTCCGATATATACACGCATTATAAATAACCTTATAAGATGGAGGTTTCGATGTTCGGTTTAAACAAATATACTATCTATGGTGTCATTGCTTCTGTAATAATAGGAGCATTCTCTACATTCGTATTAATGTGGAAACACGAAATTGAAGTTAATGCCAAATTAACTTTTGATAAACAGCAGTTACATATCACTTTAATAGAACAAGCAAAACATCTTGAAGAAATGAAACAATTGGCCATTGATAAAGATAAAATTATTCAGCAGATAAATTATGATAATACTGTTTTGTTAAACAAAATTTATAATATTCAAACTTATCTAGTTTCTGAAGAAGCGAAAAAAACAGATAGAAAAGCTTCTATTATATTGAAGAACACTGTCAAAAAGTTAATGGAGTCGCAATGAAATACTTAATAATTCCTACTTTACTAATTCTTGGTGGATGTGCTTCAGTACAGCCAAATCTTATTCAAACCAAATATCAGGTAGTGATTCCGGATGCATCGATGTATAAATGCCCAACATTAAAATCATTTCCAAAAGTGGAAACACTAACTGATATTCAGGTAGCACAAACAATGGTTAAACTATATCAAAATAATTTAACCTGTGCATCGTCAATGGCAGCTATCAAACAGTATCTTGATAAAGCCAAAGCCAATATCGAGAAATAATTACTTGGCCTCTTCCATAACTACCAAGTCATCAACTTCGATATCAGTAACACCCATACTTGGGTGAATACATCTAACGTAATTACCTTCAATAATGTCTCTTGAATAAACATCAATTACAGTCATACGTCCTGCCCAACGACCTTCATAAACGCTCTCATCAATCAATTCAACAATATCACCAACATTCATATTAATCTCCTGTGTTATTTGGCTGGGGAACCTGGACTCGAACCAAGATTCACGGATTCAAAGTCCGCTGTACTACCATTATACTATTCCCCAATGATCAATTACCGTAGTATGTTTTACCGGATTCAGCATACCCCTTGGCAATTGCCAGAGCTTCCTCTTCGGTATAATTCGTAATGTTTTCTTCTGGATAGAAAGAAGTCAACATTTTATCACCATCATCGATATTCTTGACGCCATACTTAGTTGAAGAAACCCGACCAACATGAACATCGATACAGACGATTTTTTTCAATTTAGCAGATGGTTCAAGAACCTCGATATCGCGATACCAAGTTTCGCCTTCATAATTGAGTTCCTCCTGTTCAAAAACTTTACGTGAACGAGGAACCCAAAACGTGTGACCAACATCGTACTTGGTTTCAACCAACATCATACTTATCCTTTGCCATAAGCTTTAGAACAGTAGTAATATCCTCGATTTGCTTCTGAATAATCCTAAGTTGAGTTCCATACTCAGGAAATTCAATTTCATGAAGAAGATCATTGATCCTCTCTTTCTTTGCCATTTCTTTACCCTGATAGATACCAAATGCCGAACGATATTCGTCATAAAGTTCCTTATACTTTTCCATCACACTTTCTCCATAATAAGTTTCGACCAGTCGGTATTCTCCGGCATAAGTTCAACTTGACCAGGATATCTAGTTTGCAACGTATTCCAAACCTCAGCAGTAGCCATACTAATACCGTAAGTATCTTTATGACAGATATACACTGAACCAGAATGACTCGAGAAAAGGAAATGTTCTTTATCCTCCTCTACATCAACGATACCACTATTAAGCTGCCATGAACTACCATTAAGGTAGCTACCTGACCAACCAGCAAGAACCTTGTATGCATATACAGTTGGATCTTTATTTTCAGTTTCAGGACCGGTAATCTTTAAAATCACCCAGCTATTAGGATAATTCATTAGAGTTTCCTTTCAATCAAAATACCAGTGATCATAAACCAGATACCCGCAGAGAATCCCCAAAGTGAAGATATAAAAGGAATTTCTGAATAAAACGCAACAGTCACACATAATGCTAACATAAGAAAAGCTAACAGAATCTTTACCATCATGTTCTCCTATTCGAAACATTCCTGATCATACAACGGACGATTATACCGATCATATCCTATAATACATACATCGGGTATACGCTGGCGCTGGTTATAAATCGTAGCACCGAGAATACCCAAGCCAAGAATACCTAAACCAACACCGACGCCAAAGTTATTGTTACGTTGATGATTATAGTGGTGGCGTTGATGATAATGTCGACGATCATGGGCAAGAGCCGGCACAGAAATACTGGCCATTATAAGACCGATCAATATAATTCTCATCTTACATTCTCCAGAAGAGGATTACCGACCATCTGATAAGAAAGAGGACCGGAACGAATCGCACGGATATACTTAACAGCTTCTGAAAAAGTATTGAACTTCTTGCTGTAATCCGTGAGCAAACCACCATTCTCGGCTTGCTTTACCGTATACGTGACTTTGTATCGTTCAGCCATTTTCTTTCTCCTCATCATATTACCATTCTACCTTAAATTTCAAAATAAGTCAAGCGTTTTTACGTTTTCTCTTATAGCTGCCACGACCTTTTTTCGTCCGGACGATACGCTGTTTGAATTTCCCAGAGGCGAGATCTCGTGCTATGGGATTAGTTTTCCTGTTCATCATCTTGTTCCTTCAAAGCGACATTACTGATTATACTGGTCTCGTAAAAAAAGTCAACACTTGATTTAGGCAAATTTGCGGAACGATTGTATCTTTTTTCGATACAAACATTTCGTCGATTAGTGTTGACTTCTATCAAAAACTGGGGTATAATGTGTGTATGGTTGATGAGGAAAACAAAATGAAAAACGCTCAAAAAGCATATAATGATGGTTGCTATGCTGGTCATAAAGGTCAGCCTGTCACTGATAACCCATTTGATCCAGTAACTGAGCAATTTGGTTATAATGAATGGCTTAAGGGTTGGAATGCTGGTCAATATATTGGTCGTGATATCGCTCAATATGGATGTGATTGATGAACTATGATAAAAACGATATGTGCCATTCTATCGAACGATATGCTAAGAAAAAAGGTTTATCTGAGATCCGCTGTTTTGTCGTTACATTAGAAAATGGTCATAAAGAATATGCCATTTGTGAT